CTATATATCAGATATGGGAATATTGCCGAAGCCAATAATTGTGTCACTTGAAATATTTCGCTCCCTGACAGCCACCGCGCCGCCTCTGTCCGGCGGGAACGTGCCGGCGGGGTCTGTGGTGTTGCCTTCGATGGAAACGACCGTGCCGCCCTCCACGGCCTCCACGATGCCGCAATGGCTGATCCTGCCGTCACCGTTGTGGCAGAAGATGATATCTCCCGGATGGGGTATGTAGTCCCTCCCCATAAGGCGGCCTTTCCGGCGGAGCCTACGGGCCATGACACGGGTCCCCGGGTGGGGAATGCCCAGGAGCTGCCGGGCCTTTTCCTTGCCGTAGGCTTCGATGGCAACGGCGTGGACAAAGGTCGCGCACCAGGGCATCCCGGAGAGGTTTCGCAGCCTATAGTGGCGCTGGATGAGCGCGGCGAAGATGGTGCAGCCGCCCTTTCCCACATTGGTATCGAAAATTCCCAGCAGATCATTGCTTTGGTGTTCCAGATACCCCACCCATTTTCTTGCTTCCCGGATCATCTGCGGCCAATATACATAGGAAATGACAGGCTGTTGCTGCCATCCAGCGTGATCCGCAGCAGGATCGCCACCGCACCGTCCGTTTCCATCCACTCAGACAACGGACTGCCATTGCCTGTTGCCGTGGATGCTGCGTCCAGGTTTTCTGCCAGAACCCGGAAAAAGTCCCGTGCCGTGGTAACTGCGGAAAAATCCGCAGTGCCAAACAGTTCTGTAGCCTGGGATCCTCCAATGTTTTTATAGAGCGAATAGGACAGCGGTCCGATTTCTGTCTCGGAATTACTGGCCAGATTCCTAACCTGGCTGCCGACAAAGTCAGCAAAATAATCCCAGGCGGCGATGACGCTGTAGTCTGTGGCACCCAGCATAGTGAGATAATCACAGATCGACATGGAGGCCCCGTCCGTCTCCGTCATTACCTCCCGGTCATCCGGGAGAAAAAAGGTGACGGTCGAATAGCCGTTACCCAGAACGACAAGCCCCTCCGTGGCCTGCTTGCCGATGTCAAAGACGATACCGCCCAGGGTCAGCTTCACCACTTTCAGTGTGTTTCCCAGGTACTGAAGCGCCGCTTTCCGGACAGCGCCCCAAGGAACGTTATACTTGACCGGAACATTGCCGTCGGCATTATACGCTGTGCTGCCCATTACCGCGCCTCCCTTTCCTTCAGGTAGTTCTGGTAGATGACCCGGTAGAAATTATGTTCCCCGGCCAGTTTTTCCAGCTCAGTCTCTTCCAGCCCCTCCGGGTGGAAGAAGCGGTACACCGCACGGATGTTGTCGCTAAGGTTGGGAACGTGCTCGTGTGTTACAATCGCCATAGTAGCTCCTTTCTATCCAATCGGCACAATGGGGAACTCGTCCTCCCTGCCTCCGGTGTCTGTGCTGCCGTTTCCTGTGTCACCGCTGTCCCCGGAGTCGGAGTCTTCACCTCCGGACGTATCACCGGAAGAATCACCGGATGAGCCACCGGAAGAATCGCCAGAAACGCTACCGGATGACTCGCTGTCCGCCAATACCAGGCTCAGGTCCGTGAGACACAGTCTTGCGTAACTCACCCCCGCAGGTGCATACACCACCACAGCAATGTAGTATTCGCCGGACAGACCAGATACATCTGCTGAGAAATTGCCCTCTTCAGGGCCGCTGATTATCACAGCGTCAGCTGTCTCCTTTGTTGAACAAATACGTAGCGACGGATTTCCTTCTACCTGCAAATCTGTTTTGCTGGACCAGACAAGATTTACAGAATTTACATTCGTGAGATCCAATTTCCTTTCTGTTCCGCATATACAGCAAGTCTTCTCCTCGTCTACTTGAACAACCATTTCCTTATTCCAATAAGCACGTCCGTTATTGGGGAAATCCTGATAGGTATAGTTCGTATAGTCCCATCCACCGGTCAACGCCACATTTGTATACCCATCCTGGAATAGAACGGTATCCGATGCAATGTTTTTTATTTCACCGCCTCGGGCGTAGTCGATAATCAGATGCCCGTTCTGATAACTTGCGACCTCGCCGGAATTCGCTATGATATAAGACCCAGTGCTGCCGAAGGTCGCCGCTGCTGTCAGTGGGTCAAAGGAAGCATACAGGGGGATATCGATGTTGATTTTTTTTGAAGGCCTTCTATCACCGGCGATCATGTGCCCCAGTTTCCATCCTGAGAAAAAACTATTTACATTTCGCAATCAGATCCCGCCTTTCTGCTGAAGCTTCGAACGCGGCACCGGCTCACCAGCCAGGCCCAGCGCCAGCCCTGTACACCAATCAAGCAGCTGCACTGCTGCATTGCTCACCTTTAAGGTAACCGTATTCGACTGCGCCCTGGCGGTAACACCATCCACCGAATTGACCACTACACAGTATATTTCGAAGTTGCCTTTGGCCTTGGTAGATGGGCGGAATAGTTCGTCCACTGTCTTACGGGAAACGAGTTTACCATTCTTATACCATTTGGCCTCCAAAGTACCGCCGTCAATGACGCTGGCCGTTACCTTGATTCCGGGTGTAGGCCAGTTTGGCGGGATCGTTACTGCGCCCGAAGGTCCGCTGTACCATGCAATGCTGGCATTCGGCGTATCTGCCACTCTGACGGGTTCGGATGCACTGTAGATCACGATCCCGTCATCGTCTGCGATATCCGCTGAGCTCCACACCCATGCGTAAGCATCAGGATCAAACTGTCCCCAGTCTGCATCCGCACTTCCTGAATCGATGTTTTCCTCTATCCACGTTTCAAAAAGGTACCTGTATCCAGTCGTCTCAGCAGTCAGATCGTGGCAAACACCTGTTGCACCGATGCTGCTTTTTACACAGAATGGAGCCGTAGATACGGCAAGGCAATATCCTCCGCTCGACACTTCACGCATAACGACAGAGTAAGCTCCCTCCGGAATTTCCGTAAGCTTCACATTGTTATATGCATAAAGCTTTGTCATATCTTACCCTCCTTACTTCGATGCAAACAGCTTCGTAACCGCCGCGGTCATGTTCGGGGTGGTAGAACTGCCGGAGACGGAAATGGCGATATAATAGCTGCCGGACAGGGCGGAGATATCAATGGTGTTGGTTCCGGAAACCAGAGTAACCGCCGCAGCGGTATTTTCGGCCTCCTTCGTGGAGCACACCCGCAGAGCAGAGGACAGTTCAAAGGCGTTGGTAGCCTCGCTTACCTCCGCCGTCAGGGTGTTCCAATCAGTCAGATCCACTGCGATCTCCGTACCGACAATACAGCTGGTGTAGGCCTTGCTGGTAGCCACTGAGATGGTATTGCCCACTGCACCACTGCCGTTGTTGGGATAATTGGTCCCCAAACTGTAACCATCCGTATCCCAGCCGCCGGTGATTTCCTCATTGGTAACGCCGCTGTCAAACAGAACGCCGTCCCATTCTTCCTCCACCGGTTCATCAGGGGTGTCGGGCTCGGGATCTTCCGTAGTTTCTTCATCCTCGTTGCTCTCAGGCAGCGTCCAGGTCATAGGAATTACTCTGCCGTCTACCGTCGCCTGATAGGGCAAATAATTCTCGTCCAACAGAGCAGTCAATACGCTGGTGGTGCCGTCACTTAACGTCTGGGTCATCACGATCTTGTCCGTCTCGATGACGGTATCCAGGGCAGTAAGATAAGGAATTGCCTCCATGACAGATTCCACGAATACGGTCTTTTCCTCGGAGGTATAGTAATCCGTGCCGGCTTCCGGCTTGGGTCCCATGATGTTCACCGTATCGGGATTGCTGAGACCTCCGTCATTACTCCAACTTAGATTCCCTTCTGAGTCCAGGGATGGAGTAAACGTGGATCCATTTTTTACGGGATGTGAGGCCATATAGTCGGAAACCTTCTGCGCAAACAGCTCGTCGGTTCCAACAACACCGCTGTTCACTTGATCGGAAATGCTACGAAGAAAAGCACCAACGGAGTCATAAGAAAAACCGTTGGTGCTTTTTCTGGCATCGTAAAGCTCAGCAAAGAAAACATCCAGAGCAATTCTGCGAAGGGACTCTGCCATGGTGCCGTCTGCCTTTTCTTCCTGCTGAGTGACGAGTACATGGGCGGCAGCCTTGAGTACCGAAGCAATTTCTTTTTCAGTAATTCTTCCCATAGTTCCTCCTACTGACAAGCAATCCACTGGAAGTTGGCGGTTCCGCCGATTGCAGATTTAATTTTTACGATAAATCCGGTTTTGGAAACTTCCTGGATTCGCAAAATGGCATCGTCTGGCGATGTTGCCATAAGTGTTGCAGTGACAAAGGGATCAGTTGTTAAAACGGAATCAAAAACCACTTCAACGATGCTTTCACCACCTGCAGAAATATCCACGGATTCCTGTCCTGCCATGGTACTGTGAGCTGTTTTTACATAGGTGATATTCTTTGAAGTCCCTACATACACACGGAATTCAATATTCATGCTGAGAATTCGGTCGTCAAGGGAAGAAATGTAATCAGCCTTGCTTTCGTCTTCTTCATACCAAAACGTATAAATAATTTCCTTCTCGGGGTCATCCGGGTCTCTGGCAAAGATACCGATTTCTTTTGCATAAAAATCGGTGTCGATATCAGCATTAACAAAAGAGGTTGCCAGTTTGACGTAGTTATCCTCTCGGGTGATACTGGTAAAGTCCAGCTCCAAAAGAGGATTGTTGAGATTAACTGCTGATTCTCCTTGCTCTGCGCCGTTACCAAATTTAACTTTGGTAAACTCTACGGTGGTACCAGTCAGCCCTCTCAGGAACAAACTAATGCCACTGTTGGTAATAACATTTTTCAAGGTGTAACCTCCAGTCCATCCATAATTGCGGCGTCTTCCTCGTCATAAAGTATTTCATCGTTTTCATCGGTAAGAACGAACAACGTGTCCTCATTGATGGGGTTCATTTCAAGAATCATGTTTTTTACCACTTGCAATGTGAAGACAAGGAATAACTGACTATCCTGTCTCATAGTAGCAACAGAGCCAAGTTGTAGAGACAGGTGGGCAGGAATAATGTTTGCAAGTGCGTTATAGCAACTGGTGTAATGACTATTATTGATGAAATTCTTTTCAAGATCGATTCGAACAGTACTATTGTTAAAGGAAACGGTTATTTCTCCTTCATTGACAAACCGTCTAACTAATTCTTGAATTTCTGTAACGCCTATATGATTATCAGAACCTCGAAGTGCGGCAGAGACAACGGCCCGGCGATCATCCAAAGTCTGCTCTGTGGTAGGAGTAATGCGTATAAAACGTTCCAATTCAGAAATCGTGGATTCATCAGCGAGAGCCAGAAACCTGTTGGAGACGATTCTGTCGATAGTTGTTCGCACAGCATCGAACTGCTTGCCCTGCGCCCGCCAGATGGAATCCATTTCCAGCACATCGGTATACCAGGAGGGGAAGTAACGCTTTATTTCCTCGTAGGTTGTGGGAAAAGCGTTTTTATACAGCGTCAATGATAACGACCTCCTCCAAAACGGCGACATAGTCCTTATCCACGGAGATATTAGCGGTGCCGCCATTCACGGTGAGGTTTGCGTAGTCCACAACACCTGTGGTGGCATGGATAAGAGCGCCGATGCTGGAAATACGGACTACCATCTTTTCGCTGTCAGCGGTATTCAGGGCAATGTCCTTCAGATAGGATCGAATGCTTTCCGTGACAGCTACCTTTACATCCTCCAATACGGTGCCGTCGTAAAGAGTGAGGGAGAGTTTTACGGTAACGCTCAACGGTTCTGCAGCGACGGCGGTAAAGTATGCGCCAATGTTGGCCTGTCCTTCGCCCAGCCCGGTACCGCCGGGATCCACATATTCCTGCACTCGTGCGACAACGGTTTCAGATGCGGGCTTCCCGTCGGGATCCAGAAGAGCAGCTTTGACCGTATTGGCACCAGCCCAGAGGGGGAGGATTCTGGCACGGCCTACGCCGTCCACTTCCTCACACCACATCTTGTAGTGCCACTTGTTGCCGTTCTTGGCAGGGCCGCCGATTTTCTCCTGGATACGCTTACGGTATTCATCGTCGGTTTCCTCTGCATGTCCCGGCTCCAAAAGGGGGCCGAACTCTGCACGGATCAAGCCATCCACGGTATTGACGGGGGTAGCGAGGGAGCCTTCCGGGATGTTGTTGGCAGCCTCTCCGCTGGTTTCAGAAACTAGACACAGTGGTCCGCCCAGCCATTCCACGAAGAAGTACAGGCTGTCCACATAGTAGAAGAAACGGGTACCGGGAGCCGGTGCCGTCCCTTCATATACCAGCTGGTACTTGGCAGGAGTGGCCGGGTTGCGTTCCACGCCATACTCCCGGCCCAGTTCATCCAGATAGGTTCCGGTGGCTGTGGCCAGTGACAGCATGTCAACGACCATCCCGATATCTGCGTAAAAAGATGCCAACTTCATAGCACAGGGGGAAACTGCATCGTAGAAAATAGAACCCTGCCGGGTGTCGACTTTAGAAGGGGCAGCCGCCAGAAGTTCTTTTAAGATATTTTCATAGGTGCGGTCTTCGAATCTTGCCATTAAATCACCCTTTCGATTTCAATTTTTCCGAAAATAGTTTCTGCACGGAAAAAAATGTGGACACTGTCATCCTCGAATTTGAGGGAGAAATCTTTGATCTCCAAAATTCGTGTATCGGGTTTGAGACAGTCACGGACGAACCCCTCCACAGCGGTAACTATGTATTCTGGGGTGGCATCGGTGGCAATGATTGCATCGATAACTTCGCTGCCATACTGGTTGTCATAGACTAAGCAGTGGAAGCGGGGAGTAATCAGTGCTTTTATAATGGCTTGCTCCACTGCTGCAAGCCCATCGATTTTGCCGATGATACGGCCGGTGTTTAGGTCAAGGTGGTAGGTAAGAGAAGGTTTTTCCTGTTCCTCAGTTACCGTACTAAAGGGGAATGGTATATACACTGGTTTTGACAAGTACTCACACCCTATCTAAGACATAATATTTTTTTCCATTTTGCAAGGATATTAGGTGAACTATGTCGCCTTGCATGATTGAATTTTTAAACTCCAGCGTTACAGTGGATCCTTCAATGGTACAAGGAACGGTATAATCAGTTAAGTGTTTCGGGATTACGAGTGAAGTTTCGGAAATTATCAATTTGGCATCTCCGGTCACACGGATTCTTAAAGGAGAAGTTGAAACTACGTGACCTTGCAACAACTCGTTATCAGAGGTAAATACACTCTGAAAAATTCCTTTTATACTGGTGGACGTCCCTTGCGTCCCTCCTCCTGAGTGGCCGTGTGAATCAACGTCAGTCGCAAGGGTTAACTTTAGTTTTACAGTATGCTTATTGCCTTTAAAAGTATGAGTATCCTGATCTATGTAGAATGTCTTGGAAAGCCCGAGGTGCGGGATGCTGACGAAAACACCAATGCCGGAGCAGAACGCTGTATTACCAAGGACTTCCAAATCCAACTCTCTGCTCGGGGTGCTGATCTCGCCGAGCACAGTTTTGCACAGTTCGTTTAGCTGTGCATCGCTGAGAGTTTCGTCTGGGACTTCAACTTCCTGCATTATACCAATCTTACTTTCCAGATCTGGATGATTGGTTTCTGCTAAGACGGTCCCTTCTTCTGACAAGAGCCTGATTCGTGTGCGGACATTTTCAATGGATTTATCATAGCTGTAGGAGGTGATATTGCGACCTGTTTCAAGAACCCACTGAAGAATGCTTTCCCGGCGTGTAATCATACTGACTTTTCCTTCATGGGATAGAACATAGTGGCGAATACCAGTTGCTTTATACTCTTGGCTCATGGCATCACAGATGACATCCCATGCGGTAGTCCTTTTTTTTATAAGCTCGGGAATCACATACTCAGTATCAGCAACATCGTGTACCTCAAACCCAAATCGGTTGCAGACATCCAGAAAAATATCAGAGGCTCGCTTGTTAGTATAACAAAAAGTATCTTTATTGTTTGCAAAATAAATCCCGTTGTCGTGAGCGACAAAAGACATGACTTTTTTATTATTCTGATTGCTCTTGGTCACGATGCCACGGAATATTTCTTTGTCGTTGACTTTGATAAGACACTGAAAACCTTCTTCAACATCGATGTTCGATCTTGCGTGAAGGTTTCCATCATCATCTATTATATCGACAACAATAGACCGGGAAGAACTGCCTTTTCGGCCTTTCCATTGGAATTGTTCCACCAGTGATGTGATATCTGTTGCAGAAGTTGAGTTTTTGGCAATTATAACTGTGTAGTTGGCCATAAGTCCTCCTTACGAAGGAATGTTCAACACTAAACCGGCATAAAGGCGGTTCTGATTCCCTCCGATAATCTGCTTGTTGGCGTAGAGAATTTTATTATACTCACTACTGTTGCCATAGACTTTTTTTGCGATACCTACAATTTCGTCACCTTCCTTTACTGTATAGGTTTTAGGCTTTATTGTGTTATCGACACGAGGCTCAGCAGATTTTTGCACAGATGCGGTTGCAGGTCCAATGGAATTAGAAGGGGGAATAGATATTTCTATCTGGCGAACACTTACCTCTCTATATTCTTTTAGAGTGAGGGAGTAGGCGTAAGTTCCAACATCGCCTCCGCTTTCGGAATGGGGAAAGTCTTCAATCGTACAATACATATCGATTCCGCAATTAGTGACAATCAAATGGATTGGCTTATCACTGTCGATCCATTTCTTGATCTGGGCAATAAGAAAGAGTGGGGAAGAGGGGTTCTTTACCTTGCAGCCGGGAAAGTATGCAGAGGGGAAAAAACTGGAAAAACTAATTTGCAGGGCCTCACGACCCTGCATAATAGTAATTTCACCTAGACCGGATACGTTAACGCTATCGTGTCTGGATCCACACTTGATCTTGAACTCGGTAGGGTTGACGGGAAGCATGATTTTCTCTTTTTCGGCATCTGCTGTGAGCCAGATTTGATAATCAGAAGTCATAGCTATTATCACCTTCCTCAAAGATTTCCTCGCGCACGATACCCATAAGCACGGGCTTAAGGTTGGAATAGAGCAGATCAACAATTTCATCTCTACTGGCCCCAGCGCCTACACCGATGCTACCATTTCCGACGATCTCGAGCCGGATCGTTTTCTCACTGTCCTGAGATGCCCCTTTGCCATGGTTATACTGGACATGCTCGGGAGATGCCAAAATGGTTCCAGGCGAATTGCTTTGATAAGTACTGTATCGGGCAAGTGCTGTTTCCAACTCCTCGGCAAAGGAAACAGCAACCACACCATCCGTTCCATTGACGGCATTGATAATACGGTCTGTTTCGCTGGAAGGGAACACCGTGGATCCTTCGTGGCCGACGATTAACTCCGGACCATTTTCACCAGCAATGAATGCATCCTCGGCGTAGGTTGTGCCCCTTGCGTGGCCGGGAATACTACCGCCAACAGTGACGGTGATGCTGGCGTTGGTGGCTGCTAAAGCTGCCTCAACGGCATCGGCAATCTGTGTTGCAGCAGCTACAGCCGAATCCTTGCTATCAAGGATGGCCTGAGCATAAGCTTGGATAGTAGAGTGAGCGGCGGCTGCTGCTTCACCTGACAAGTTTAGACTATCAACGGTTTCTTCCATTGTGGTAGTTAGATCAGCCATCTTGCTGTCAAAATCAGTTACCCATTCTGCGGTGGAGGAAGCGATTTCCTCGCGTTTAGAAGCAACCGCTGCCATTGTGTCAGCCAATGCACTCACGGCGGCTTCGTTTCCGCTTTCCATATTTTCTACCATGCTTTGCGCAAGACCTGCTGCTTCCATGCTGCCGTCCAGCACATAGGTCATCAGGGAATCATATTGATCTTGGGTAATATTAAGCTGATTGGCCGTTACGCCCTGGAGCGTTTCGATATTGGACGAATAGTTTTCCCAATAAGCAAGCTGTGAATCCATTGCTTCCTGAGCATTGGCAACAGTGGAATTTCGATATTCATCCGATTTTGTGCTTACCTTTTCGAAAAGATTGAATTGACCTTCGAAACTGGTTAAGGCTGCAGTATAGACCTCTTGATATTCTTGAATCAACGCCTCCATCTCGGGCTGGATGCTAGAGAAAGCCTTTTGGGAAGCTTCTTGCCAGGAGAGCGTGGCGTTTTCATTTTCAGCGATAGAATCGGAAGCAATGCCCCACCTATGTTCCAGTTCGCTGATTTGAATCCCGGTATCTTCAAGAACGGTTTGCAGATCAGCCTGGGCGCTATTTGCAGCATCGATGTTCGCCCTGGCAGCATCCCACTCTGCGGCGCTGCCAGTAAAGAGCGCTGCAATGGCGCCCAATTCTCCGAACATTTCCAAATCGTTTTGGTATGCTTCGGTAGCCTCTGTAAACCGCTCCAAGGCGGCATCAGATTCAGACGTTGCCTTTGCAAGTTGGTCCTGCTCGGCTGACTGCTGCTGGATAAGCTCCACATACTGGCTGATGGCCTCTTGCTCTCTGGCTCGTTCAGCTTCTGCCTCAGCCATTTCACGAATACCGCGAATGACACCGTCCTGGTTGCTGATAACATCTGAATAAGAAATATTCAGCCCATCTATGGAACCGTTAAGCTGGTCGATGATTCCCTGCATGGCGGCTTGCGATCCAGCAGTCTGGTATGTTCCATCAGCCAGATCACTCAGTTTTTGAATGAGTGCAAAAGTACTTTTCTCGCTATCGTCAATACGGTCGTTGTTCTCCTCGAAGCGTTTTGCCATGTCCGTGTGGGCATCAACAACACGCTGACACTCAGCGGAAAATCCTTCAACAGTTTGTTTCTTAGCATCAAATGAGGTGCTTAAATCGTCGAGTTGGTAACGCAGGCGGGAAGCTTCCTCGGAGGTTTCACCAAAGGTTACACACGCCTCCTGATAGGCTGCCTCCAATTTCTGCAACTCAACGTACTGTGCCTGGGTGCTGGCGGTCATTTCCGCAGTTTCTGTTGATGCGCTGTTCATCATGGCTATCAGAGCGACTCCAGCTGAAGTAGCAGCGGTGATGCCAGAAGCTATCCATCCGATAGGACCGAGTGCGCTATTTAAGACTATCCCAAAACCTTTGATAAAGGGAATAGCAGTTTTAATTGCAGTGAACCCCAAAATCGCGGCAGTAGCTGTTCCCATACCTACCGCAATAGCAGTAGCTGCCTGTACAGCCGCGGGATGTGCTGCTGCAAACTCCGCAATCCCTGCGGTTACATCAGCAATACCATTGTACATCTCAGCAAGCGTGGGATTTAGCGCAGAACCAATGGATGCCTGCAGGTTTGTGGCTGAGGTTTCCATGCGATTCTGTGCAGTCTCTGTGGTGTCTGCCATGATGGAATATGCGGCTTCGGTAGCTCCAGCACTGGCTGCCATTTGATCGAGAACGGAGCTGTATCGTTCAGCTCCGGAGTTGAACAAGGACAGCGCACCAATACCGGCTTCCGTAGAGGCCCACAGATTGGCGAATTCTGTAGTATTTCCACCAACGGAGTCACCCAGAATATCCAAAACATCGCCGAGGGAATAACCAGCATCCGTCAGTGCTGCAAAAGACATTCCCGTCTGATTGGCCAGAATACCGGCTACGTCACTGCCGGTATCGCCCAGCTCAGACAGCATGGATTTCAGATATGTACCCGTTTCGGCAGTGGCAATACCGTTGGCAGTCATAATTGCATAGGCGGTGGAAAGGTTGTCCATTTCTACACCATAGGCAGCGGCCAGAGGAATGACCTTACCAACGGATTGAGCCAGTTCATCCACGGAGGTTTTACCTAGGTTCTGTGTGGTAATCAAATAGTCGCTGATCTGCGATACCTGATCCACTTCCAGACCGTAGGCGTTGAGGGATGTGGTCAACACGTCAACAGCTGTGGTGGCAGAGGTAAAACCACCCACGGCCAGTTTGTTTGCGTGATCCACAAATTTTACTGCCTCGGCGGTCTGTACGCCGGCAGAAATGGCATTATACGCAGAATCCATAAGCCCTGTTGCGGCTTTGCCCGTATCATTGGAAAGGGCAATGACCTCATTGCTGATTTGCGCAAGGGACGTATGGGATGTATCTGCGATGGTCTCCACCTTTGCGGCCACAGTTTCTACCTTGGATGCAGCATCGGAGCACTCGCTAAACCATTCAGCTATTTCCTCCAGCATCATGGCGATACCAGCACTTTGAATGGCATTTGCAAGTGCATCTATTGCTGCTTGCCCCTTTTTTCCGGCTTCTTCCGACTCTTCGCCGTATTCCTCTGTCTCTTTACCTAACCTTTCGGTTTCCTCTGTGGCTCGTTCGGCAGATTCAGCAATTTCCTCACCCATCTGAGAACCATTTTGGCGAGCACGGGAAGCGGAAACTGCAACACCGTCAATACTCTGAGCTGCCTGTACACTGCCGCTTTTAACATTATTAAAGGCGTTTTCAGCGGCATCTCCGATGTATTCCAGACGACTTATCATTTTCTCACCGCTTTGAGCGACGGCATCCATTTTTGCGCTCATGTCGTCGATCATTTGGAATCTTGCGGTTAAATTGGCCATTTTATTCACCTTCTTCATGTAGGATTGTCCAAATCAAAGTCTGTGTCGTTTATCACCTCCTGCATTATTGCTGTAGATATTTCATCAAAGAGTTATACGGTTACCACTCCCCGCAAGCGGTAATTCCGTTTGATATCCCTGGAAATAGAAAACACGTTGCTGCCGGCCATTTCGATAATCCGGCTACCGATTGCTTCGTCAATCTCCACCAGCTCCTGGGCTGTTTTTTCTGTGGAAACGATGGTTGGAAGATGATTGATGTACCGATGATTGATAATCTCAAAGGCAAGGCTGATATCCGCTCCTGTGGGATTGCTGGATCCGTCCGCAGCTTTACCGACCTTATACAGGTCATCAATATACAGAATTTGAGCATTCTTAAATCCGTTGATGATATCTGCCCGCCGTTCGCTGTCCAAACTCATAGCCTTCAGCTCTGCGATTTTGTCCCGCCACGGCATATAGCGCACTTCATCACCTACTAAAAGGCGGTGGCGGCATACTGCTGTGCAAAGATGCGTTTTTCCACTACCGGGCTGCCCACAGAACAGGAGCCAGCCTTCCGGCTTCTCCGCATAATTCACAGCCCCAGACTTGATTGCTTTTTGCCACGGCTCCATGACAGTGTATGAATCAAAGGTTTTACCCTCTTTTATGATATTCTTCAGCCCAGAGCGTTCCATCTCCCAAACACACCGCCGGATCTTCATGCAGTCACACTCTTTTATGTAAAAGCTCCCGTCATCCCGGGGAATGGCAATCCTTCCACGGTTTAAGCACTTCGGGCAATCATGTCCCGAAAGATTGCCTGGGGTATTGTTGATAGTGTCCGCCTTCATTTTCGCAAGGGCCACAGAATCATACTGTTGTCCCGACAGACCAAAGGGATTCAGATTCAGCCTTTCCATTCTTCTGTTTATCCTTTCCGCTCCAATTTCTTACTGCTGCTTTCCAGTCCTTCATGGGATTCTTGCCAACCCGCCACCCGTTAGAGGTATAGTAGTCCACGAAACGCTGTGGATCCACAGTATAACCCTTTTCGGTACAATACGACCGGACTTCCGTCACCGTTGGAGGTGTAAAACGGTGGCGGGTAGGCGGCTTGTCCGCCTTTATTCCCTTCTCCGTCTTCATCTCCATCTCTTCTCCATCTCTTTCTGTTACCGTGGTCAAGGGTGGGTTACCCTCCCTAACCGGGGGTTTTTCTTCCTCTGTCAGTTTAGGGCGGCCTCCCTTTTTTCCGTTCTCCACATCCCGCAGATAATCCGCATGGGCATCGTCAATGTCCGACTTGATGGAGGCAAATACCACTGTTTCAAGCTGTCCTAGCTGAACCACCTCGCCAGTAGCAAAGTAATTCAGCGCAGCCTTTACAGCCCTACCCGCCACATCATCCGGGACAGCATCGATCAGCGGCCTATGGTGCAGCCACAGCTTGAACCATGATGCTCTTTTAGGTTTTTTTGCCATGAAATCACCCCAAAGATCCTGCATGGTGTTTCATAGGCCATCACCTCACATATCCACCCGGCGGATGGTACCGGGAGCCGCCGCCACCGTGGCGGGCTGGTTATCTCCACCATCCTCACAGCGCAGATAGCTTACAAGGTTTGGATAGAACAAAAGCAGTTTTGTTCCTGCCTTCCGGGCCGGGATTGCTCCTGTTCTCACCCAATGCCGCAGGGTATACTCAGAAACCGGGAGGCCGTCATTCTTTGCTCGCTGGACAGCTTCACGGACGGTCACTACATCAGGCATTAGGATACCTCCTTTGCCAGACTGTCGATAATGAGCAGAATCTTTTCCCGCTCCTGTTGGGAAAGTTCTTTCCGCAGTTTCCGGGAGAAATTGCCGTCGTTGATTCCGAGTTGTGCAGCAATCTGCCAAAGCCGCACACCACGTTTCGCCGCATACTCACGAATATCTTTGTTGTGCATTTTTGTTTCCTCCTGTCTTGTTGTTGACAAAGCAAGCATAGCATGATACTATGGATATGTAAAGACTACTCATTTTCAATCTATACCATAAAAAGCGAGGTCTGTGTAGTATTATGAACTACAATGAGATTGTGATTGGTGAACGAATAAAGGCAGCAAGATGCAAACCATTTAATGGATCAGATGGATTTAGTCAAAGTGGTTTAGCTATAGCACTGGGTCTCGACAGCACTTCGAGAACTACAATACGCAAATGGGAGCGCGGGGAGGTTCTGCCATCTCTGGAGTATCTGCTTAAAATGTGTGAATTATTTGGTTGCGAACTCGGATATCTCTTAGGAGAACATGAACTTCCCACAAGAGCCACAACCGATATTCAGCAGCAAACTGGTCTTTCACTTAAAGCTATCGAACACCTGCAACACCATAAATTTATCATCGATGGCAATCAATCTCCTTTTCCATTCGAAGATGCAGAACAATCAACCACATTTTTGCAAATGTTAAGCATGATGATCGCACATCCAAACTTCTTTCATTTCGTCTGCAATTTGAGCAAATGTGGTATGCTTCATAATTCTGGAACAGCCAGCGTTATAACCATGGATGACGAAAAATCCATTTTTGCAGGAGAAATCGCTACAGCATTGGAAAAACAGGGATGGTCTATATTAAGTAACATTCATGCCGCTGATTATTGGTTATATTCTTCTCTCGATACTCTGCGTGGTATAGCAAAAGACATTTGGGAAGAACCATGGATATATGGTGAAAACCATGATAAATAAAAAACCGCCACCGTGGCGGCAACCACGGCAGCGGCGAAATGTAAACCGAACAGCATCCAACCAACGATTTACCCGGTCATTATATCACATCGGGCAAATTGGTGCAACCACAGAAAGGAGCACGAATGGCAACGATTGAGAAAATCACCGGCAAGACCGGCACCACCTACCGAATCAGCGTGTCCGGCGGCTTTGATACTGCAGGCAAGCGCATCCGCCACAGGATGACCTATAAACCGGAGCCGGGAATGACGGCTCGCCAGATCCAGAAGGCCGTCCAGCGGGCCGCCGCTGATTTTGAGCGCAGCATCGAACAGGGCTATGCGCTGGATAACCGCCAGACATTTGCGGACTATGCCGCCTATGTAATTGATCTGAAGGAGCGTACCGGCACGAAGCACCGCACCATTACGGGCTACAAGCGTTTGCTGGTTCGTACCAATCAGGCCATTGGCCACATGGCAATACAGGATATCCGGGCAGTACATCTGAACCGCTTTTACAAAAACCTTACAGAAGAAGGTATCCGGGGAACCGCAGACAGGGCCGTCCCCAAAACCGACCTCCAGGCAGCGCTGAAGGAAAAGAAGCTGTCCATGGCAAAGGTTGCCAAGCTGGCCGGGGTAGCGGAATCCACCGTCAACACCGCCGGTAAAGGGGAGCCAATCCTCAGAGAAAAGGCAGAGCTGATAGCCGCTGCGGCCGGGATCCCCTTCGATACGCTGTTCTCCGTGGTGGAGCATAACGAACCGCTTTCCACTACCTCCATCCTGGCCTACCACCGTTTCATCCATATTGTTTTAGCCCAGGCAGAAAAGGAAATGCTGGTACCCTATAACGCCGCCGATAAGGCCACCCCGCCACAAAAAGAAAAATCGGAGGTAGGAACCTTCCAAACCTCCGAGCTGATCGCCATCCGGGATGCGGCTGCCCAGGAGCCGATCAAATGGCAGATGATTATTCACTTGCTTATGATCACCGGCTGCCGCCGTGGCGAAATTGTTGGCCTAAAATGGGATCGTGTCAACTGGAAGGATTCCTCCATCCGTATTGACACCACCCTCCTGTACACCCCGGAGCGGGGCGTATACGAATCCACCACAAAGACCGGGGCCGAGCGAACCATCAAGCTCCCGAAGGAAACCATGGATCTGCTGCGGCAATACCGGGTGTGGCAGCTGGAAACCAGACTGATCAACGGTGACCGCTGGAAGGAAACACCTTTTATCTTTACCGGCGAATGTGGCGGGTGCATGGCCCCGGATTCCCTCAGCGGGTACCTGACCCGGTTTGAGAAGAAATATAACCTCCCACACATCCATGCTCACAAGTTCCGCCACTCCATGGCCTCCGTGCTGTATTTTTCCGGTGCTGATCCTGTCAGCATCTCCAAGAGACTGGGACACGCCCAGGTAAGCACCACCCAGAACATCTATTCCCACCTGATTGAGCAGGCCGATACCCAGTCGGCAGAGCGTATTGCGGACGCTATTTTCCGCACGGATAAGCGCACCGGCTGA